ATCAGGAGGGCAGGATTCCACAATTTGCCTCCATTGGGCTTTAATAAATTATAAAGAAGTAGAAGCTATTAGTTTTAATTATGGGCAAAAACATAGTTTAGAATTAAAGAGTGCTATTAAAATTTCCAATTTAAATAATGTTATTCATACAGTTATTAATGTACCGGATATTTTAAAATCCAGAAGTCCTTTAACTAATAATAAAGAGCAATTAGAGGAATATAATAATTATGAAGAAATGGATAAAATAATTGGAGATAGAGTAGAATTAACTTTTGTTCCTATGCGTAATGCTTTTTTTTTAACTTTAGCAGCTAATATAGCTTTATCTAAAGATATTAAAACTTTAATTACTGGTGTTTGCGAACAAGATAATGCTAATTATCCAGATTGTAGAGATACTTTCATTCGTTCCCAAGAATTGACAATTAATCTAGCTTTAGATATTAATGATTTTAAGATAGTTACTCCTTTAATGTTTATGAGTAAAAAAGAAAGTATAATGATAGCTATGAAAATGAATAAATGTATGGAATCTTTAGCTTATAGTCATACTTGTTATGCTGGTCAATTTCCACCTTGTGAAAAATGTCATGCTTGTGTATTAAGAGCTCAAGGATTTAAGGAAGCAGGAATTAAAGACCCATTGATAGAAAGAGTTAATAAATGATAGTTATAATTCCTTGTGGAAGTAAAAAGAATAACGAACCTACTTTAATTAAAGATTTATATAAAGGAGGATATTTTAAATGGTGTAAAAAATGGGCAGAATCCGTTACGAGTAAAGAAAAAATATATATTTTATCAGCTAAATATGGATTTATAAATTATTTACATCAAAAAAAAATATCACCTTATGAAGTGACTTTTAATAATAAAATCAACTGTATAGCTCAAAATATATTAAATGAGCAAGCAATATATTTTAATATTAAAAAAGCTTTTATATTAGGTGGTAAAAATTATATAGATAGATGTAAATTAGCTATTAAAGATATTAATAGTATTCAAGAATTATATCCAGAAAAAAGATGGGGAATAGGTTATCAAATGCAATTTTTAAAAAATAATTTAGGAAAACAATTATGGTAATATATGATTATTTAAAAAACAATAAAATTTCATTTAAAGCAAATGATAATATATCAGAGCATTTAAATAAAGAATCTATAGAACAAATAAAAGTAAATGTAAAATCTGCGGTAGATAATTTATTAAAAGCTTTATTAATAGATATAGAAAATGATCATAATACTAAAGATACTGCCCAAAGAATTACTAAAATGTATATTGAAGAAATTTTTAAAGGACGATATTATCCAATGCCTAAAGTTACAGAATTTCCTAATGCTAAACAATTAGATGAAATTTATACGGTAGGTCCTATTACAGTTCGTTCTATGTGCTCACATCATTTTGTTCCTATTTTAGGTAAAGCTTGGATAGGAGTTATACCATCAGAAAAAGTAATAGGTTTATCTAAATTTAATAGAATAACAGAATGGATTATGTCAAGACCACAAATACAAGAAGAATCTACTATGCAATTAGCCGATAAAATAGAAAGATTAATAAAGCCAAAAGCTTTAGGAGTTCTAATTAAAGCCCAACATATGTGTATGACTGTTAGAGGGGTAAGAGAACAAGATACCAGTATGGCGACATCAGTTATGAGAGGATTATTTAAAACTAATAGCGATGCTCGTAATGAATTACTAAATATTATTAAAGGACAAGATTATTAATGTATATATCAACAAAAACTTATACTCATTTAGGACCTGTAGCTTATAGACAATGGAGAGCAGATAGTCATTGTAATTTAATTCACGGATATGCTTTATCTTTTCATTTTGAATTTGAAAGCAAAACTTTAGATGCTAGAAATTGGGTAATGGATTATGGTGGATTAAGACCATTAAAAGAAAAACTTGAAGAATGGTTTGATCATACATTTTTATTAGCTCAAGATGATCCAGAATATGATTTACTTAAAACATTAGGAGATATGAAAGTAGCAAAGATAATAGAGGTAGAAAAAACAGGTTGCGAAGGATTAGCTAGTTTTATATATGAATATATAAATACTATTTTTTTAAAAGAATATGGCGAAGATAAAAGAATATGGTGTTGTAAAGTAGAAGTAAGAGAAACGGATAGTAATATGGCTATGAGAATAGGGCATAGAGAAGATAATGAGTTCATATAGTTTTTTAAATTGGTTAGATTTTGAATTAGCAATAAAAACATTATATGATAAATATAAAAATAATACTTATAATGGCATTTACGGAGTTCCTAGAGGAGGTTTAGTATTAGCTATAAAATTATCTCATTTATTAAATATACCATTATTAATAAAACCTGATAAAAAAGGATTATGGATAGATGATATAATAGATAGTGGTAAAACTTTTGAAAAGTATAAAAATAGCAGTAAAGATTATTGTTGTTGGATAGCAAGAAAAAATAATAACTTATATTATAATATTGAGATTAATCAAAATTGGATAGTTTTTCCTTGGGAGTCCGATAAAAAAAAGCAAATTTTAAAGGATAAAGAATTATATGTCAATAGATTTAATTAAAATAAATGAAATCTTTGAAACTATACAAGGAGAAGGAACTCGAACAGGAACTCCTAGTATTTTTTTAAGATTACAAGGTTGTGATGTAGGTTGTAATTTTTGTGATACAAAATATACTTGGTTTTTAAATTCATCTAAAATTAAAAATATAAATACTATTTTAAATAAAGTAGAAGATAATGATTATTATGCAAGAATACAAAATTTAGATTTACAACAATTAATAATTAATAAATTTAAATCTAAAAATATTGTTTTTACAGGAGGAGAACCATGTTTATATAATTTATACGATTTAACAAAATCTTTTGAAGATATAAATTATCAAACACAAATAGAAACATCTGGAACAGAAATAATTAAATGTCATAATAACACTTGGGTTACTGTATCTCCTAAAATTAATATGAAAGGAGGAAAATTATTAGAAGAACAAGCAATAAATAGGGCAAATGAAATAAAATTTCCTATCGGAAAACAAAAAGATATTGCAAAATTAAAACAATTTATTAAAGATTATAATATATATAATAAAGTTATTTTTTTACAACCGTTAAGTCAAAGTAAAAAAGCTACAGAATTATGTATACAAGAATGTTATATAAATAATTGGAGATTAAGTATTCAAACTCATAAATATATAGGATTACGCTAATGGCTAGACCTCAATTTGAACCTACGCCAGAAACAGAAAGAATTTGTTCTCTAGGAGTAGCTTTTGGTTTAAATCAAGAACAAATTGCTAAATTAGTTGGTTGTGATGCAAAAACATTACGAAAACATTTTAGTCATGCTTTAGAAACAGGCAAAGAAAAATTAATAATGTCTTTAGGAAGTAAGTTATATAGTAAAGCAATGAAAGGCGATACTATATCAGCTATATTTCTAGCTAAAACTAAAGCAGGATTTACTGAAAAAGTAGAGCATGAAGGATTACCAAATGCGATTAGCGTTAGTTTTTCTTTAGATCCACCGAAGGAAATGAAGATAATAGAAGGTGAAGTTTCTAATAAAAGGATTGAGTAATGCATATAACAATACCATATACGCCTAGACCATTACAGGCAAAACTACATCAGAATAATAAAAGATTTAAAATCTGTGTATCACATAGGCGTTGGGGTAAGTCTGTGTATGCGGTTACCGAGTTATTACGAAAAGCATTAGAATTAAAAACAGAACGTAATGATGGAAGATTTGCATATATTGCTCCATACTACCGACAAGCAAAAGCTGTAGCATGGGATTATTTAATTTATTATACAAGGGATATACCCGGAACTAAAGTAAATCAATCTGAATTAAGAGTAGATTTATTAAATGGTAGCCGTATTCGGTTATATGGTGCTGGAGATGATCCAGATGCTTTGCGTGGTATATATCTTGATGGTGTAATACTTGATGAATATGCGGATATGAGTCCAAGAATGTGGAGTGAAATTATAAGACCGGCATTAGTAGATAGACATGGTTGGGCTATATTTATTGGCACACCGAAAGGTAGAAATCAATTTTGGAGATTATATGAAGATGCTAAACATGATTCAGATTGGTACAGAGTTATTTATAAAGCATCAGAAACAAAAGTTGTAGACCCTAAAGAGTTAGAAGCTGCTAAACAACAAATGGGTGAAGATGAATATATGCAAGAGTTTGAATGTAGTTGGGCAGCAGCGATAAAAGGTTCGTATTATGGTAATTTGGTTATAGACGCAGAACAAGAAGGTAGAATAACAAAAGTTGAATATGATGAAGCATTGCCTGTGCATGTAGCATGGGATTTAGGTATATCTGATAGTTGTGCTTTATGGTTTTTTCAAGTTACTATGGGAGAAATAAGAATAATTGATTATTATGAAAGTGGCGGAGTAGGGTTAGATCATTATGTTAAAGTTATGGAAGAATTGCCGTATAGTTATTATGGTGATGATTATTTACCCCATGATGCTAAAGTTAGAGAATTAGGAACTGGAAGAACAAGGGCTGAAACTCTGATAAACATGGGTAGACGACCTCGTATTGTGCCAAGCCATAAAGTTGATGATGGTATAAATGCAGTACGATTATTACTACAACATTGTTATTTTGACCAAGAAAAATGCGAAGATGGATTAAATGCATTAAGAAATTATCAAAGAGATTGGGATGATATTAAAAGAGTTTTTAAAAGAACTCCTTTGCATAATTGGGCATCACACGCAAGCGATAGCTTTAGATATTTAGCTATGGCATATAAAAATATAAAACCAAAAACAAAAGATACAGACCCACTAGAAAATTTATATAAACAACCAACGCTTGACGAAATGGTTGAAATGCACTTACACTCTCAAAAAAATAGAAAACAACCAAGAATATGACAAAAGTTGAAAAATATTTTGGAGATTATAAAAAAATGGATTATACTTTTTTTCAAATGTCAAGTAGATTAGAAAAAAAAGTAAAAAAAAATAAACCTACTAGGAAAATTAAATGGCAGAAGAAAACACCAGAACAGAATTAGAGTTAAGAGAAGGTACAGCTCAATACTGGCAGATAGAATTAGAAAATGCGGAAAAGACAGAAGAAGAATGGCGTAAAAGAGGTAGAATTGTTGTAGAAAGATATAGAGATGAAAGAAATATAGATGGTATTGGTAGTGCTGATGAGAGAAAATTCAATATATTATGGGCTAATACAGAAACATTAAAAGGTGCATTATTTGCTAAAATGGCAAAACCTGATGTAAGAAGGCGTTTTCCTAACGGCAATCCTATAACAAGAGAAATAGCTAAAGTTTTGGAAAGAACATTATCATACGCAAATGATGTTTATAATGCTAATAAACCTATTGAATCAGCATTAGAAGATTATTTATTGCCAGGTCGTGGTGTCGTATGGGTAGTATATGATCCAGTTTTTATTAAAGAAACAGTAGAAATGGAAGAAATTAATGAATTTGGGGAAACAGTAATAATAGAAGTAGAACAAGAAAGAATAGGAGAGCAACGCTGTTATTTTGATTATGTGCATTGGGAAGATTACAGAGAAAATCCTGCAAAAAGACCAGAAGATGTAAGTTGGAAAGCAAGAAGGCATTTATGGACAAGAGATGAATTGAAAGATAAAGGTTTTTCTAATGCAGAAGATATACCATTAAATTGGTCGCCAGATACAGAAAGCGAAAATTACGAAGCACAAGAAGTATTCAAAAGAGCTGAAATCTGGGAGATTTGGGATAGGAAAAAATAT